GTCCCGCTTCGCGGGTTGAGCCAGATCCCAAGACCGATGTCCTCGGAGTGATCGACGTGGACTACTACATGGATATGCCTGACTTGCTCACCAAGACTTTCGCGACGTATTTGCTGTACACTTTTGTGCCCAGCAGAGCGTCAAAGGATTCTGGAGAGTACAAGTACTGCTTCCTCCCGGATGGGGGGGTGGAGTACCGAGTGTCAGGTGGCGGCAGATACTCGCACCGACTCTGGAGTTGGGACGGCGACTCCTTACGTGTGGTGCGTAAATTCTGCGGCATTCCGTGGAGTATGGTCGGATACGCTGTTGAGAGGCGCCAAATGGATGAGGATCATCAACTCATCCTATTGGTACCTCTTGTTAAGACAGCGAATCCGTTGACCACGTGGATTGCAGCTAGACTCCTCCAGGCGCAAAATTTGCGTCGATTGAATCCTGTTGTGGGAGCCTTTGTGCGTTTGGAAACCAATGAACCTGACCAGTTATACATGTGTACTGGGAAGGTAGGTGAATACGCCAGTGCGAAGGTGCCAGCTAGTGTGGATTACGCCATTCAAAGCGCGACACGCACTCTGTCATCCAAGCTAACTCTTGCGACCGTGAAGTCGAAAATGGACAACGGCCGTACTGCTGCCCAATCCAATCATGTGGGATCGGAGGTGTTACTGGAGTTCCACCAGCAGTACTCCGCCCAGAAGGATTTTGTCTCGATCGTGAGTGCGGTGAGACGGTTCCAATGGGTGCGACCGGGTTTAGTTCCTGATGTGGTAGCCAAGCCAGGCATGGTGGCGTTTATGCAGCCCCTTTTAGATGGGGGGTTTGTTCCGGATGTGTGTGAGGGAAACGAACAGCGATTTGTTCAGGAGCGTGTTGAGAAGATCAAGTGCTCAGATGCAGTTATGGATAAGTTTACTTCTGACTGCATGACTGAATTTGTCGAGTTATTAGTCCCCTCAGCTCACGCGCTTCACCCAGTTACGACTGAGGAAGTGTTCGAACGCCAACCACGCCCAAGCCAACGTGCTATTCTGCGCGAGGCCCAACATGGCCAACCGACTGATGTGACAAAGCAGTTCATGAAGAAAGAAGCCTATGGGTCAGTGACTGACCCTAGGGGAATTTCTCAAATCAACGGAGTCGACAAGATGTATTATTCCGCTTATCTGTACGCCTTTACGGATGGTGTTATGAAGAAGCAGGTGTGGTACGCCTTTGGAAAGAGCCCGAGTGAGATAGCGCGCCGAGTGTGTGATATCTGCGCGGACTCAGACTACGTGGACATGACTGACTTTAGTCGCATGGACGGACGTGTATCCAACATTGCACGCGAGTTGGAGAGACGTGCCATGTTCAGAGCGTTTGGACGTGATTACACCATGGTGTTGTATGAGTTGATGAGGAAGCAAACCTTTCTCACTGCTATTACCACTACCGGCATCAAGTACAAGACTGAGTTTCAGCGCTTGTCTGGATCGCCGGAGACTAGTGCGTTCAACACCATGTTGACAGCGTTCATTGCGTATCTGACTTATCGAAGACAGAAGAACATGTACGGAGCTTTCAATCAAGCTCCGGAGGCGTGGGCCATGCTTGGCATTTACGGTGGAGATGATGGATTGTCAGCTTGTTTTGATCAAGCCACCGCAAAGGCCACTGCCGGTAGAGTTGGTCAGAAACTCGAGTTGGTACGAGTTTGGAGAGGGGACATGGGAGTGTCGTTTCTAGCCCGGACATATGGGCCCGATGTTTGGAACGGAGACGATAACTCCTGTTGCTCGTTGAAGCGACAACTAGCCAAGTTGCACTTGACAGTACACTTGCCTGGAAACATCCCCCCGTGGAAGAAACTCCAAGAGAAATCTTTCTCTTTCTACTTGACCGACCGTTTTACACCAGTCATTGGAGAGTTCGTCACACGCGTGCTCACTCTGTTCCCCCTAGGTAAAGAGGAATTTCGAAATGTCCTCAACATCTATGGAGTGGAATTGGACGAGAGCAGACAATACCCCAACCGACAAGCAGATTGGATGGAGTGTTACGCTCTTGCTGAGTTGCCGGACTTTGATTTTGATCGTTTCAGAAATTGGCTCGACTCGAGTAACCGCGACACAATATTCTGTGCCCCGCGATTTGCTGAGTCGTTACCCCCAGATCCCAAATTTGGTGTCTGTACCGTTGACGACGACCTCGTTGTTAACATGCCGCCGGACCGATCTGGAGAACCAGCTTCAAGAACTGAAACCCCGACTGATGGAAAACCTACTTTCCGCCCTAGAAAACCTAAGGACAGGAAGCAATCTCGTGTTTTGAAACAGGGACGCAAGTATACCAATAATAAAACCCCAGAAACAAGAAACAAAGAAACAAG